CACGGCGGGAGCGGCTGCTACTACCGGCTCACTGCTGAAAGCAGGCTCACCCGGGGCGGGCTGCGGCAAGGGAGCGGGGGTCTCGACAACAGGCTCGGGGGCGGGACGGTTCTTGCGCGCGCGCAATGTGCTTAGCGAGAACCCGCCAGTGAACAAGAGCGCGCCACACATGGCAGAAAACATGCCGCCCAAGAGGACATACGCGCCAAAAGACAAGACGGGAACAAAGATGCTGAGCAGCGTGAGGAGAGTGCCCGCAACGCACGTGCCCGCCGAGAGCTTGAGAGCACTCAGCCCGGTCTCGGCAACGGTGTCAGCCGTATGGTCCTTGGAAGCCTTCACGGCTTCTTTCGTGAACTGCCATGAGGCTTGACCTGCTGCCATTGCCGCGCGCTCTGCCGTGGACTGTGCGCTCGCGGTCTGGTCTTGCCCAATATGAGCAAAAGACATGCCGCCGGGTTGCCCTAAGCCGCTGGACGCATAGGGGGCGAGCTGAGGGCCGCTGATAGTCCTCTCGGGCATACCCCAATCCAAGTTACTGTCACCCATTCCCGGAGCATACGTCGGCTGGTGCGTGCGCTGCTGGTAGCGTCGCAACGCTTCATCATCATCAGAGTTAAAAGCCACGGTTCACCTCACCAAAAATAGAGACGCAAGAACGGTCACAACAGCGATGAGCACGGCGACCACGTAAAAGCTATTCTTCGTGGACTCGTTCATATCAAGAGACTTCACCCACGAGATCGACAGGATTAAAAACATCGTGATAAGCGTGACTAACATCAGCGCGCCCAATCCTTGTACTGGTCAATGATGTAGGACGCGGGGTCAACACCATCAGAGTCTTTCAGGAGATTGTCGAGGTCCTTGTCGATAGAGACAAGCCACCCGGTGTCTTGCGCGGGGTAACGCTGCACGGTGATATCGAACGACACTTCACGCATGGGCACGTCACTATCGCTCGTCGTGCCGGTCTGAAGATGGTCAATGGACTGCTGGTAAGCGTTCGTCACGTACTGGTAAGCGATCTGCTGGCCTTTAGCGGAGTCAGCCTCACCCTTCATCGCGTCCTTGAGCTGCGCAAAGAGCTTGTCTTTGTCCTTGAGCCAGAAACTCTTATTGCTCATGTCGATCATCTTTGCGCGCACCGTGTATGACTCTTTATCGCCCGTAAAGTTCGCGCTACGAGACACGCTCTGCACCTGCAAGGACAGCAAACCAAGACGGTAGCGTTCCCGCTTGTACTGGTCCTTAAAGTCCGACGTTGACGCGGTAGAAGAATCAAAATAGTCCGCGTAAGTTGTCACGACGCTACTACGACGCGAATAGAACTGCGCGGTCGAAAAATCCAGCGTATTCAACGCGCGCATGTACGTGTACACGACCTCATCAGGAGCCGTGTCCTTGTTCCCCAACGACAGGGGCGTGCCGTCGGTGTCCCAAATGAACCCATCCTTGGGGGTACCGTACTTTTCGCGTAGCTTGTCTTGCTGGCGCATGAGAACTTGGTCTACGCCTTCAGGACCGCTCGACGCGGAAGCATTGCTTTTCGCTGATGCGGACGCTGCGACTTCTGCGCGTACTTTATCGACGTTCGCTTGTGCGCTGCGTGACCGCACGAGACCGTATGTGCCGATCAACAGTGCGATCACTAATGCGACGGCAATGCCCGCCGTGGTGCCCCGGTGGGTTTTCGCCCACTGGCCTACACCGTTTAATTTTGCTTTCTCGTCCACTCCCTTAACCTTTCTAGGACCGTCTGAGATTTTTATTCGATGCCGTTAAAGAAATCATCAGCACTCGGCTCACTATCGGCCTTATTTGGCATTGCCGCGTGCTTACCGCGCCCCAAAGCGGAGGGCAATGTCGGTTCGCTTGCGAGAATCTTATCGACTTCGCTTTCCAGAATCGTTGTCTCAAGGTGCGGGCCGTCGTCCACGCTTTGTGAGAGTACGCCGTCGAGGACTGTTTCTTCAGGGTCTCGGCTCGTACCGGTCTTGAACAAGCTGCTCTCGGCAATGTAATCGGGGAGCATGACTTTACCGACCGTGAGGACAGCTTGATTCAGGCAGATGAGGAACGCGCGGTTATACGCACTCGATAGTTCACTGCTGAGACCGTTGTAGGCTTCAGCGGTGTTTGAGCTTGCTGCGATACGTTCAAGTTCGCGTTCGATTACGTCTTGACTGAACCCGTTCTCACCACTGGACAGGGCGTGGGCAAGTCCCTTACGGTCCTCACTACTACCCAAGTAGCCGATAGCCCACGACTGGATGTTGCCGAGAATATCGAGACCGTTCGCCTTGTCGAGGAACTGGCCCGGCTCGTTGGAAACAATGAGGTTGATATCGCCCATCTTTCGGCCACCCGTGAGGGCCGTGCCGATAATTTCCTTCGCACCGGGAATACGCGCCCAACGCTGCAATTCTTCCCACACTGTCGCGTTGAACTTGCCAGCGGCTTTACACGCCACAGAGCGAGCGTGGTGAACGACCGCCGTAGACAGGTGCGCGATCTGAACGCTGATGTCATCCATCGTGTTTGAGGTTCGCGAGGCCATACCCAAAGCGACAGACACGAACCGCGCGTCCTTCACACTCTTGATCGACACTCGGTGGGAGAAAATGTGTCGGCTCGCCCCGTCCGGCTCAAAGAACTCTGCGAGCTGCGCGCGAATAAACGTGAGTGTTTGAGCGAACGCCGGGTCAGTGAGACGGTAGTCGTCACTGTGACCGCCCACGATCATCTCATGCTGCTGCTTAATGACCGCATACACGTCGAACAGGCTCAACCCTTCACTGCGATGCCACGTGTGCGGTTCAAGGGAGGACACCCCCGCACGAGAGTAAGTCGTGGACACCGCGCTTTGGAGAATCTGACGCGCCCACTCGCTCTCGGAGCCGCGCCCGACGAGGGCTGACAGGTAGGCGAGCGTGTACTGTGCGGACACGTCGTACATGGACATGTCGTCTGCGATACGGTCCTCAGAAACAGCGATTTCGAGGGGGTCAAAGTACTTCCCGTCATGCCCGCCCATATCGACGATCACGACATCTTCCGGGTTTTGCGCGGCATATAGGGCGGCGATTGGTTCGTATTCGCTGCCTTCAACGTCGTTGACGGTGATGCGGATACGCGGGTCGTTGAGGAACCCGATCAGCCACGTTTTCACGATGTAGGACTTACCGCCACCGGTCTGCGCGATCACGAGAACGTTCTCGGCGCTCATGCCCGAGGCATGGAAGAGCTTCAGAATCGGGTAGAGCGTGGAAATATCCGTCGCAATGTACATGCCACGGCTACCGATAATGCCTTGGTCGTAGCCGGAGAAACGGGAAATGATCTCATCGGGGAGCGTCATCTTCCCGGTCCTACGGCCAATGCCACGCGACGCGGGCCGCAACGCGCTTGAAGCCGACAGGAACGAGGCGATGTCATCTTCCACGCGGCTAATGTGAAGCCCGCACTCTGCGGCTTCCTTCACGATTGCTTCAAGAGCGCGATCAAAACCTTCCCCACGCGGCCCAGAAAGAGCCATGTAGGACTGGAACGTAAACACGCTGCGCCCAGCTTCGGTTTCTTCCTTGAAGAATCGCGTGCTGTGTGCGCGGCGGAGCTTACGGGCAACGTCTTGGGCTTCCTTCTCGGGAAGATTGTTCGTAGACGTTGGCATGTCTACTTTCCCGCTGAGGAGGTTGTCGCTCTGCGTGAGGAGGTTCTTCAGCTTGCCTTTAGTCCAGTCCGCGTCAAACGGCGTGGCGGTCGTGAAGAACGCGAGCGTGTACTGCGAGGAACCGAGACGCGCACGGAGCCTGCTGCGCATGAACAGGGGCACCTCATGGTCGTATGCGTCAATCGTGTAGAAAACGGTGACGTTTTGGGGGCCGGACATGAGAGCAAGATCGTCCGTGTACAAGGAGTGGTTGCGTGCGGGGAACCGCCCGGAAATATTACGGTTCGTCGAGCGTTGAATCATCCACTGCCAGAGCTTCCAAAACGGGATTTCTTGGACTTTCTTACGGCGCTTAGGGGTTTTGGTTGGCATGGTTAGTCTTTCTGGTGGTGGAGTGAAGCAGCATCAATGCGTCTGTACATGTCGGTCCATTTCGCGTATGCGACGCGACGCAATTGTTCGTTCGCCGGGTATTCGACGAGGGCGGGGACTGACAGGAGGAGGGTAGGGGCTGCGCCCACGGACGTGAACGTGCGGGATTTGTCGAGTTTCGCGAGCCGGTTCGCGGTTCCTTCGCTTTCTACCGCGTACAGGACCTTGCGGCGGTGTGGGCCGACGTGTTCAACGACATGCCAGTTCGCGTGGGTCGTGTAGTCCACGATGATAGCCGCGTCGAACGCGGTGGATGCGAGGAGCATGTCGTTAATGACGTTGCTCGTCGGGTGCTGTGTGAATACGACGCGAGCCGCGAGTTCGGGGGCTGCGACTTCGGTTTCCGGCGTAACCCACGCATAGTTTTTGTACAGGGCCTTGTACGTGATTCCGGGAGGCATGACGAAAATGAGCCTGCATCGCACGTGTTCAGCGGACTCTAGGTAGTTCTGGAAGCCCATCATGAATGACTTGAGATACTTCATGGAGCCGAGAACTTTCACGCGGTACACGGTTTTCGCGCCCGAGTATTCAACGCGGGGGAATACCTTCACAGACACGGAAGAGTCCGCTGTGCGACCGGTTTTTGTGCGCTTCGCGCTCTGCCTCAGAACAGCGTTTTCTTTCGAGAATCGAGCGTATCCGGCTGCGAGTTCAAGAACCGCGTCTAACGCTGCGCTTCCGTCCACGGTTTGCGTGTCGTCGAGCTTCTTGTATTCGCCGATGAGGGTTTGGGCTGCGCGCGACAGGTGGGGGGCGATGTCTGTAGCAGCGTTGAGGACGCTGATAGCGCCGTCTGCGGGACTTTCGTTACCGAACAGGGTAACTGCCTCAAGGAACCCGTTAAGAGCGTCCTCAGAGTCCATGTAGGAGCCGTTAGTGACAATTCCTCCGCACGTGGACACGGCGATACGCACCAACGGTGATGGAGTATCCGACGGGTAGATGATCGTCGCGTTGGGGGCTTCTTTACGTGCGTCACGCACGAACTGGGCGACGGTCACGGGAGCGTCGTCACTATGGTGGATAACAAGCGCGTCCAATGACAGGGAACCCAAGGCGCGCCGCGCGTCCTCAACGTTCGCATACGTCACCCATGAGGGGAACCCTCTCGCGGGGGCTGTGTTTGAGATGAGCATTTTCATGCCGACACCCCAGTGGGTTGTGCGAGGAAGCGGAGCTGGCGGAACATCGGGTCACGGTTCCACACGAACTTTTGCCCAAGCCGCGTAGCGTTCATTGCGAGTTCTTCACTCGGTTCGCCCGCATACAGCCAGCCGTTAGACGCGACGATTTCTTGGAGGTCGTCGTCAAAGCGCTCACGTGACACGAAATTGTTCAGCATCGTGGCGATTGCTTTAACTCGCGGGGAAGCGTCAAGGAACGCGGTTCCGCTCACCCAGTGGATAGACGCGGGGAACGCTTGAGAGATCGCTTTGATCTGCGTCGCGTAGTCGTTGTCGCCGCTGAGGAACACGGGGATGATCGTGTAGTCGAAACGGGGGATAAGCCCGCTGATTTCGTCGATGCCACCGGGGGTGAGTGTTTCTCCCGCGTTGGGGCTGGTCACGTACAGGGTTTGTGTCTGCTGGTATGGGGTGCTGATGGGGAGTGAGCGGTGGAACTCGGTGTAAAAGTCCGGGTTGCTCGTCACGTGGGACAGGAATGCTTCATTGTTGACGGTGCTGGCGATGAGCGTGCTGTAACCGCGCTGCGAGTAGTAGTCAGCGAGAGTGCGCGTGTAGGTGAAGAGCCGGTTCGGTGTGGAGCCGATGATGATGTTGACGCGCGCCCCGGTGTTGAGCACGGGGAACGCCCCGCCTTGGGCTTCAACGTAGGTGGGGAACGCTTCAGACAACGCGGGGAAATCGTTGAGCTTTAGTTGCGGGTATTCGCTCAGTTCTGCACTGTCCTCGTCGTCGGAGTCAAAGTACATCGTGTCCGAGTGGGCAACGCCCATTGACGCGAAATCCTGCTCTGCGACCATTGTGGGGGCCGCGTACTGGCGGGTTTCTTCGGGGGCCTGCGACGTGATGGTGGGCAGCTCGTTACTGTAGGTCTTGTGTGCGTCTTGGAACTCGACGAACGACAGTGAGCCAGCGTCCTTAAAGAACTGGGGCCACGACAATGCGGTGGACTCCAACGCGCACGCCAGCGGGTAGGTGATGCCACGGACGAACCCTAGTGCGACCTGCTCGTTCTGCGCGAAACAGATCACGTCGATCTGCTGGACTACGTTTTCGCGCTGCGCGTCTGCGAGGTACGTGTCGAGGAGGCGTAGTTCGCTTGCTGCGACTTCCTTGTTTGCAAGGACGAGAATGCGGTCGAAAGACTCGTTCTTGATCGCAATGGTCTCGTAGAACTCTTTGATGGTGTGGTATGCGGAAAACTCTGCTGCGTCAGCGTTGCCGCGCGCAAAGTTGAGTACCTTTTCGGGCGACATGTCCGCAATGATGCAAATCTTCACTTTATAACCCTTTCTTGTGAAGTTTCGTCACCGATATAACGCTTTTGGCCGCTTGCTGTTTCCACGTAAATCGGGTGAATACTGCCAGAGTAGGAAGCGGAAACGGAGCTGTTGAGCGCGTCTGCGACAGAGAAGTTGTCAATCCCGTAGATCGTTTCGGTGAGCTGACCGAGGAGCGTGCGATCAAGGGGTTGGACGCTCATCCAGTTACCGCGACTGATGAGGATGGAAGAGAATGCCCGGTAGCCTTCGATGAGGGCTTCTGCGGACGCGCGGGAAGCGTCCAATGACAGGCAGAACACGTCACTTGGGGTGCGGGAGCCGCGTTGTTCTTCTTCGAGGTTCGAGATGATTGCAGTCCCGATGTTACGGAAGTCCTCGTTGGGGGCTTGAGCGAGGTCGGTGTACATGCGCTCAAAGCGTGGCCGGTCGTCGAGGGTGCCCATGAAGTCGATGTGTCGGACGGTGATGTTGCGTTTCCCAGCTTCTTGGTATGCGTCTGCCAATCCGTCCCAGTTTGCGTTTACGTCTCGGCTTAGTGTGCGTCCCACGGTCATGCCTTTGTGGGCGAGGAGGTAGATGCCGATTTGTCCGCCGACGAAATAGCAGATGTAGGGAGCGTCATCGTCGATACGGTAAATGCCCCAAAGCTTGCCTTCGGGCATGATGAGGTCTCGTTCGTTCATGCCTTTCCATGCGCGGCGCACGGTGCGTTCGTCGAGGAGGAGGAAACGGCAAGCGTAGAGGACAGCTAGGGGAATGACTGCGAGGAACAGGGGAACCTTGATGAGAGCGGCCATCGGTACCCACGCGAGGCAGGCGAGGCAGACAACGGCGGTCACGGGTAAGGCGATCATCGCTGCGATGCGGCGCTGGTGTTTAGAGTCAGCCATTGTCGTTGCGGGCTGGAACTCTAAGCCGAGGGGGATGCGGAGGGTTTCGTCCCCGGTGCGGGGATGGTAGTCGTACTGGTCTGTGAGGTTGTCGCTCATTCTTATGCTTTCGGTTGATGTGATGGTTCGTTGAGTCTATTAAACATACTAGCCTATAGTGTACCTATTTTATAGGAGTATGGCCGGGTGCGTAGCAGTGGGTTTCCTTTGGGGGTTTCGATGCGGGACGGGACGAACCCTGCGCGTAACTATGCACCATATATGCACTACATGAGGTCTCGGCCCCGTGCATTTTGAGCCTTTTATGCATCTGCGCCTCCATTCGCGTATAGCTATACGCTTCTAGTGGTCACTCAAACCTGAGATAGTGCGTCACCCACTGCGTTAAATACCCCTGCTGGAAGCCAACATCGGAGATGTCCTCAGAGTCAGCCGAGGGGCCTTTCTTCACGTGAGCGCCTTGCGTGGAAGCGTGGCTAATCCACCCGTCACCAATGTAGACACCCACGTGGCCGGGGCCGCTGATAATGTCTCCCGGTTTCAGGGAGTTCACGTCACCGTTGAACGGGCGTGATACCGCGCGGAATGTGCCAGAGGAAGCGGAGAGCTTGCTTGTTACTTGGTCGGCGCTTGACTTGCCGACGATAACGCGGTCTTGGTCAGCGGGAAGCTGCACGGCTTTACCGGAGCCGTCCATCGTCCACCCGCTCATGAGGAGGAGGGCGGACACCCAGCCGGAACAGTCGTAGCCGTTTGGTCCGCGAGCGCCCCAGTCGTAGGTGTAGTTTTTCTGGCTGCTTGCCCATTTCGCGTTAGCGGCAATCGCTAAGCCAATCTGATTAGGGGACGCTGCGACAGCGGGTATGCCTTGCCCACTGGAATACTCTCCGCCTTGGTTTCCGCCCTTCTGGCCGCTTTTCACGCCAGCCGACGTGGAACCAAGCTGTTTGAGTACTTCAGGGTCTTGGGTCAGGAGGAACACGCTTGTGTTCACTGCGAGGAGCGCTGCCATGACAGCGGCAACGAACGTAAGCCACGAGGCGACAATCAGAGCGTTCAGGGCATCCACGAGGCGCGAAAAGAACCGTAGGAGCTTCCACACGCCCGCACGAGCACTTCGCAGCACGCCACTAGGGGATTGCTCGCCCCCAGCCGCCAAAGCGACGTTAAACGCTGCTCTGGAAGCTAGGGACGCGCATTTAAGTCCCAGCGACAGGATGAACAATAAGAACGCGATCAGCACGGTTACGCCTTCTTAGAATCAGCGTTCGACTGAATGGTCCTACGGCCCTTAGAAATACTCGATTCGATGACCTGCTTCTTTTCCTTCTTCTTCGCCGGGTCGTTCGCACTGTCGCCCTTAAGGGTCTGCTTATTGAAGTCAGCGGCCTTCGTCTTATCGTGAGGCTCTTCCGTCTCAGCGTGGACAGCGGTAGCGGCCTTCACGCGGCTAGAAACACCCTGAGCGCCACGAACCGCCGCGCTACCGGCACCACGGCCCGCCGCGACAGCAACGCCAGCGCCAGCCGCCATGCCACCACCGAACGAACGCATACGGCTCATGCCGCTACGTGCCATGTCAGCGAGGCTTGAACCCGCAGCCGCAAGGCTGGAACCAATGACCTTAGCGGACGCGACAATTTCCTTCGTAGACGCGCGCAAGAGGATGAAATAGACGATGGAGATAGCCACGTTCAGCGCAGCGACAATGAGCAGGAGCAACACCGGGTCACCGACAGCCATACTGCTACCCAACTGGCCGGTCACGCCACTCGCGGGACTACCAATCAGGAGGGAAATGATGCCGACGTGGATAAAGCCGATCACGCCGATAGCGAGGATAGGCCGCAGAATGTGCTTCCACAGTCCACTTGTTGCCTTCTCGTCGCTCACGCGGCACGCGGAGGCCATAGACCGCAAGATCGCTACCAAAACAATCGCGATGATCGCACCGTACTTGAGGAGCGGGACCACGTAGATACTGGTCACGTCCACCGCGAGGAGCATGATAGCGGTCGTAATCGACGACTCTTGCATGACCTGTTGGTAGAAGTTCGTATCATTCGACGACAGCAACGCGGGCTTTTGCAGCGAGTTCGCCAGCATGAGGCGCATGTAAGCGTCAAAGCTGAAGTTCTTCAACTCATATGCCTGCGGGTAGAGCTGGCTACCGGTCTGAACGCCCAGAACAGTAGCGTCTGAGAACACTTGATTGAACTCGAACGTGGTCATCATTGCGGCAGACGAGTTGAGCACGTTGTCTTGGAACGTGTAGTAGTTCAACAGGTCCAAGAATGGGGTCTTAGTGTTCCGCAAGACGCGCATGATGCGAGACTCAACGGGAGTCAGGTCAGACTCGGTGAGACCGTAAGCGGTCATCTCGGAGGGGGAGAACACCATCGGACGCTCAGCCGGGTAGGAAGCCGGATTCAAGGGGTCTTTCACCGTGTAGGTCACGCCGTTCGCGTAGACCTTCGTCGGAGCTGCGTAACCGGCCTCGTACATTTGGTCTACCCACGGGCTGTACATCGCGGCGAGCTGTGAAACGTTCACGTTCTGCCAGTACTTTTGGCGATTCTCGGGATTGTCCTTGTACTCGTCGTCGTGGCCCGGCTCGAACGGGAGGTTACTGTAGGTGCGCAGACTGTACTTCTTGTCGTATTCGACAACGACATTGTTTGCGGCCTTCAGGTAAGGAATCGTGTAGGTGAACAGTTCCTTCATGCCGAGGTAGTCTTTCAACTCCCCGTTATTGTCGATGGTCGCGTCCGCGTCCTTATCGCCGGACTTGTTGTTGTAGAAGTACCCCTGATCTGGGGCGGACAGCAGCATGTCTTTCCAGCCGTTAGAGGCGTTCGGTGCGGCTGACAGTCCGTGGTCGAAGTTGTACCACGAGAAGTGGTAGTACGGGGACTCGGTGAACAATCCGAACGCGCCGAGACTGTTGTAGTCAGCGTCGGTGTACGGCTCGTTGTCCGGGTTGTAGCCAGCGGGGTTTTGTTCCTTGATCTGGTCGCGCGCGCTCTTGCCTTGCGTGTACACGCCGAGGCTGAACTGGTATGCGCCGGTGGGGATACCCACGTTCTGACTGTACGTGAGGTTGTCGAGCTTTGATGCGTCACCAATATGGTCGTTGACGATCTTGGAAGCCATGACGGGCGTGATGTACGACAGGGTTGTGGGGTCACTGTTACCGGAGGGCTTGTTCGCGTATCCGGTGCCCGCGTATGCGGTCAACGTGTCCGGGTACTTGTCGTAAGTGTCCTTCATGCTTTCAGTCCACGTACTCATGTCAGGGGTCTTGTTGTACGCGGCCTTACCGTCACCACGGGTCTTAGAGAGTCCGAGGTACGTGTAGCGGGACTGGTTAGCGATATCCACGTAGGAGCGGTACAGGTACGTGGAGTTCGGGTCACTCAGGAACGTTTCACCGCCGTATGCGCTCTGCGTGGAGGACTTCAACAGGCGAGACAGGGAGTCGGAGGAAGCGACAGCGCGGCTCAGGTCAGAACCGAACTCGACAGCGGTGCGCTTCTTCGGGGACTGCCACTTGAGGAGAATGTTCTCCCCGCCACGGTTAGAAATCTCGTTTTCTTTCCCGTCACTACCGTCGCTCACCCAGCCGGACATGTCGGCTGCGTTGTTGAACACGGTTTGCAGGTAGTTCCCGTAATCGTCGCCGGTAGCGGCCTTGTCGATTTCAGATGAATACGCTTGATGGGTGACGAGCGCCCAGTAGGTGAACTTCTCGCTGAGAACCTTACCGCTGTAAGCGTTCGTCTGGTCGATCACGTAGTTCAACGTGGGGATAGCGCCCGCTGCGACGATGAAGAAAATGATGAAGCTCATGACCGCTCGCCGGATGGAAACCATCTGCACGAGAGCGAACACGCCGAGCATCGCTGCGACGAACACGAGCATGTACGACAAGTACCGGTTGTACAGGGTCACAATCGAGTCAGTCCACGACAAGTCATGCAGGTTCGGCGTGGACACGTAGCCAGCGAAACCGACGTATTTCGTGGTGCCCTGATTCACGCCGATAGTCTGCGTGCCCGTCATGTCCGAGTGCCAGCGGAGCATGAAGCTACCGGCGATCATGGTGAGGAGCTGCGACTTGTAGGCCGTGTGGCTCCAATTCGGAGACAACAGGGCAAGCGAGTAGTCAGTGAGGTTTGCCAGCTTCTCATTCGCTGCGGTCTGCTCATCGACAGTGAGCTTCAAGTTCGACTGCACGGGCGGCAAGTCACTGTTGTACTTCCAACCGAGCTTCTGCAAAGCGCTGGTGTCACCAAACGCTGCGAGCACGTAAGACGAGTAGAGGCTGACAGCGGTCGGCTTCGGCATAGCGGACGCGGTTTGCGTGAGGTTTGACGAGGGGTCAAGAACCTTCTCCCACGCGCTAGACACAGCCTTAGAGTCAATGTCCCTAGCCTTCGCGAACGGCTTCCCGTCGCTACCGATAGCGTCTTGATACATGCCGTCAGCGGGGACATCACCCTTGAACGCTTGGATATCGTCGAGGACGATCATCTTGTTCACGGTTTTCACGGGGTCCGAGTTGTTCCCCGGATGCGCACCAACCCACATGATGTCAGAGGGAGTCGTCGAGGACGCACCAGCGCTTGGGGTGAGGACTTCACCGCCGACGCGCAGCATGGTCATAGTGTTGCGCTTGCCATTAAAAAGGCCGCTAGAAACGTCGTTGAGGCCAGCCTTCTTAAGCTGCTCACTCCACCCGGACTTAACTCCGTCCAAGAACGTGTCCCACGAGTCAGCGCCTTGGAAGAACCACTTATCGTTCGGGAAGTTCCATTCGCTTGTCCCGACCTGAACGGTGGAGTGGAACGCGCCGAAAGGCTTGTATGAGGGCGCGTCAATGAGGCTTTCCGTAATGCGCTTTTGCGCGTACTCAAGGTTGAACGTGCTCTGCCCACTCGACGCGCTTCCCAACTGGACAGCTTGGTTTGAGAGCACAAAGTTTTGGAAACTGACCGTGTTGTATGCGCCGCCCGGCTTAGAGATGTTCGAGCCATCAACCTTCATCCACGTGGAGGGGTTCATGGACGCGGGGATAGCAACCCACGTGTGGTTGGGGCCACGATACACAAGGTCACCGAACGGGCTGATCGCCATTTTCCCGCTGTATGCGGTGAGCGCTACAGCTTTGCTTGCGTCTTGGAAAGCGCTCTTGACAGCTTCAATGTCAATGCTGTCGCTCTGCTGGTCTGCGCCCTTCGTGAAGTCAAGGTCACTCTGGTACAAGTCAACGAGAGACGAACCGTACCCCTGCTTCAAGTTCGCCATAGAGAGCGCCTGATAGAGGGCGATCACGCTGGGAGTGAGGTTCTTACCCGAGGGGTCCCACACGAACGCGGGGATAGTCTTACCGCCCGCGTTGTAGACGAGAGCGTTCCACTTTGCCTTGTAAGCGGGGGAGGTCTTAGGGAGAACCGTATCTTCCATGACATCTTCGCCGCCAGCGCCACCGGACACCATAGCGAGGAACGTGCGCCAGTCAGTCGGATAGTTCTCGGTCGTCCACGTAGCGTCCGACGCATAATCACCGTTCGTGTACGCGAACTGTAGGTCTGAGCCGCCCTTCCAGACGTTCCCGATCACATAGTTCGCGACACTTTCCGCAGCGTCCTTACTCATGCCCACAGTGTTCTGTAGGGCAGTGGTCATGTTTTCTTTGGTCTTGTCCTGCTGTTCCTTGTCCTTCTTTTGGATACTGCCGTTGTAGTTGAACTGCGATTGGAATGGGACGTAGAAGTTCGATACGTAGGTGCCGAGAATGCGTAGTTCTTCGGGCTTCAGGTTCGCGACACCGGAGTCAGCGAGGCTCTTGTTCTTCGCAAGATTGATGACAGCAGCGGTACGACTAGACGCGCTACCGCCCGTAGGAGCGTCGTCCGCGAGCGCGCCGGGGACGATCACCATTCCCAGTGCGATAACTGTTGCGGTTGTAGCCGTCACGATGCGCACAGCGCCCTTGCGGGCCGTGCGTAGAACTGTTTTTGCGGAGATATTCATACGTTATGCCTTTACTGGTTTAGAGGTTTGTCGCGCGGAAACTTCTACGTTTAGAACATTCCCATAAAAGCGTCGAACATCTTTAATACCCACCCCATGACGGCCAGGAGGCCACCGGATACGAGGAGCGCGGTGACAAAGAATGCTGCCATGAGAACCGGGAGGCGCTTCAATGCCCAATAGACCATTGGGTTGCGCCCGTTTGCTGCGCCTTCACTGGCCGCGTTGATCGCAGCGCTACTGAACAGTTTCGACCTGATCTTCCCGCCGTTTTCCCGGTAGGACTGTACGCCGGGGAAAATCAGGTAAGCCATGTCGAGGAGTGCTGACAGGTAGATGAGGGCTTCAACGACTAGCGCGATAGCACCGAGGAGGACTCCGACGGGAGCGAGCCACGGGCGAGCCAACGTGAGGGCTTGATCTTGATTGCCAGAGGCTTCGGCCTTAACAGTGTCAATGCTCTTCGTTATCTTCGTGTCTTGCTGCTTAATGAAGTTGTAGAGCTTTGCTTTACGGGGGGTTGCGAGGCCGCTCTGCGCTGTGGCGTTGAGAGCGGTCTGCATGAACTTAGTCTTGTCAGTGTTCGTGAGCTGGTTGTAGGTCGCGTAGTCGAAACTGACTGTTCCGGCTTTAGCGTCGTATTCGAGGATGTTGATGCTGCGCTTTTTAAGCGAGTCATTACTGGTGGAGACGATGCCTTGAATGTTTGCGTCGTTTTGGGCGATAGCGACCACTGATTTCACTGCGTCATCAGCGTGCGCGGGGACGCTGGACATGAGGAAGCCGCCCACTGCGAGCAGGAGGGCGAGAATAATGCGGGGGAGTCGTTGCACTCTGGTTTGTGTGTTCATGGGATTTGTGGAGCTTTCACCTACATGCGGGTAGCCGCATGGCTTCCCCAGTTTTCCTGTGCCAAAACCGGGGAAGCCATGCGAGGAAAATCAGCCGATACCCTGACCGATTGAAGTAATCACGTCGATTGCCCAAGCGAAGAACTTGGAGAACATTCCGCTAGTCACGCCAGTGACAATGAAGATCACAACGAACGTGGTGATACCCATTTCCTTCACGAGAATCAGGAGGGGGTTCTTGCTGTTCTGGTTACCCTTCTCGAATGCGCGGGTAGCGAAGTAGCCGACCTTCGACACTGCGGTGCCGACCTTGCCGCCGCTACCAATGAAGCCCGAGAGGACAAGGAGGATAGCGAGGTTCCATACCCACAGGAACGAAACGAGCGCCATGACGAAATACACGAGGGCACCCGAACCGGTTGAGATACCACCGAGGAGCGGGAAGATCGCGTTACGACCGTTCTCCAAGTCAACGGGGTTGTAGGAGCTGTTGATCGCGTTCGTCCACGCGGTTGCCATGCCGGACGTGTTCTTCAACTGGCTAATCCAGTTGGACGCGGTTTCCTTGGTCACGCCGTCGCTCTTAGAAAGCGAGTCATCGTAGCCGCGTGCCTGCGGGTTCGTGTAAACCTCAGTGCGAGCGCGGAGGTCACCTGCGAACTTGGTGCGAGCGTCGCCAGTGAGCCTGCCGAACATGGCTTCGTTGACGTTGCCTTCAGTGTCGATCAGGTCGCTACCGTTAACGGTGCCGCCACCTTCGAGGGCGTACTTGTTGCCCTGAACTTCCTTACTGACCGTAGTGCGAAGAGCCTGGTCGGCCTGATCGGAAGCATCCTTGTTGGCTGCGAACGCGCCAACACTGGTCAGGAGAGTGAGGACAATCGCGAGGATTGTCGTCAGAATCATGGAACGGTAGAGCGCACGAGACTGGTCTCGCCTACTCACCGCAAGAGTCGTAGTCATTTTCGTTTGGTTTCCTTTCCGGTTCAGACCACTAGAGATGGGAGAGCAAAGCCCGCGAGCTTAGCTACAGTCACAATTAAAAGAACTATGTTGATTGCATGTAACGCATTAAAAACGATCTTTGTTTCCCACGTGCCGCCCGTTGAGAAAAATCCGGGCTTTCCCTTTTGTGTTGGAGGGACGTGGGGAATGATCTTGATGCGTTCGGGGAGCACATGCTTACGCAAGATGAACTTGTTGATGAACAAGCCGGTTGCGAACGGTAGTCCTTCTGGTGTGAGTAAATCCAGAATAAGGTGCGCGACGAGACCAAAGCCAATACCCATGAGTATGAGCTGCGTCAAAGCCGAGCTGAGGTTCCCCGTTGTCGGGTCGAGTTTTGACAGGAAATAGAGGATTACCGCTAGTGGGAGTTCACTGTGTGTCTGCCACGAGCGGTGCTTACAGTCGAGGACGCTCACAAGCTGAGCTGCGCGGCTTCCTTTGGGGAATACGCCGCGTAGGGGCTTAGTGGCGTGTAGGACGTGACTGATTGCGCGTGACACTACGTCTTGCGAGGGGAGGGACTGGCCTGAGCGCTGCCCGATGGGCTTGAGTTCGTCCCACAGCCCACCGGGAGCATGGTCGAGGTCGGAGGCTGTTGCTCCCCATACTGCAAACGGATAGAGGCACGCGAGCGAGGCTACGGGGGCTGCTGCGACGAGCGGGGAGCCACTGTAGACGAGGAGCGAGTAGCCTGCAAGGCACGCGGTTACGCCGCCCGCACGGTGTGTTACACCCTGCATATGCTATTCACCGTCCTCTTCTTCGCTGCGGGCCATGTTGTAGCGCTGCCGAATACCCTTGTTAACTTCGCAACGGTAGTCGTAGCCTTCCTGCCCATGAACAGCACTGCGGAGGAACCGGAGCGCCCCGTCGTCGGTAATCCTAAAGACACCAACACCACGCAAGACGAGCTTCTTCTCAGCTTCTAGGGCCTCTAGGCAGGTCTGCGCATAGTAGGAGAGCACCGTTTCCGCCTTGTGGACGTTGTAGCCGTTTTCGCGGGCGAACTGCTTGTACTGGGCCGCGAGAGGCTGACGATGCGCCAGACCATAGTTCGCTGGCCCACAAGACATTTCAACCAGCCCAAGATAAGAAACGGTTTCCCCACCCTTGAGCACCCTATCGAGCGTCCACTGCCTGTAGGTGGTCAACATGTCCTCAACCTGGACGATGGGAACACCCGTTTTCTGGGCTGTTTCCCGCATGTTTACGTTAATGAAACTCAAAGTAGTTCCCTTGTTTGTACAAGAAACTCAGTAGGGTCGTTTTCGCTTTGCTCGATGATGTAGTTCTGCGTGATTACAGGGTCATAGAACGCTTCAATCGCATAAGCGAGAACGTCTCGGTCGATACGAATATGCAACGTGTCGCCGGGCTTAATGTTGGCTTCTTGGAAGGTTTTCAGAAGGTCAGCGACGATAGCAGCAGCTTTCTGTGCGTCAGCACTGACCGTGGAGACTCGGAAGAACCTGTCTTTAATGTAATCAACAATCCACACGGCTTAGTGTCCAATCGCGACTTCGACGAGGTAGTCAACGAGGTTCGCGAGGACCGCGCCAAGGTTAAGACCGAGGTCTTGCACGTAGCTGCCGATCACGAACAGGACGATGACAACAACCGTGGCAATAATCGTCTTAAAACGCTTCCGCGCGTAGATCATTGCCGCGCTCTTAGCGGAGCCGTTAGCGCGAGCACCCGGCATTTGCACTTGCCCGCCGGTTTCTGCGAGGTCCACTGCACTGATTGCGTCTGAGGTCACCCACGTAATGCCCTGCTTGCCGCCAGATGATGAGGACATTGGCGCGGGGCCACCCATACCGCCAATACCGCCAACGGGCATGGGTGAACCGCCGGAGGCGTTGTGCCCGCCACCAAGGAACGAGCGCGTAAAGCCAAAGTTGATGTACACGAGGTCGATCATCGTAATGAGCGCGAACGAGCCAAAGACGAGCGCGACGAGCCAGCCAACGACGTAGCTAATCCACCACAAGGTAGCGTTTCCGCCCGCATAACCTTCGTGGAACTTCTGCTTGTCAATCGCCCCGCCCTTCAGGAACTCTAAGTCCTTCTTGTACTTGTCGTCGGTCTTAACGAGCGGGGTACGTGAGGGGTTTGAGCGCAGGTCAACGCTCATAGGGCTACGGCCCGTCTGGGGTGTCGCCTGCTGGGTGGGTGCTTGCGGGGCGGGTGTCGTGTCTGCGTCGCTCGTGTAGTCCACTCGGACAATCCCCGTGTCAACGGGGGTTTGTGCCGCGTAGGACGTTTGAGCGAGACCGACGAACGCTATTAGGGCAATGCCCGCCGACAGCATGGGCGCTGCCACCTTGTGCATGATGGTTTTCACGGCTGGTGCCTTTCGTGGAAGAACTGGGTTACTGCTAGTGAAACGTTTGGTCAGTCAACGTCTGGGAGGGTAATACCCAGCGTATTGCGCGCATAGTCCGCGAGCTTATCGGCTGCTTCTTCCGCGAGCGCGCGCCTGCGTTCTTCAGGGGTTCGCGCAGAGCCAGCCGAGTAGGGGCCACGTCGAGCGGCGAGGGGAGCGAACTTCGTCCCCTCAAACTCGGGAGCTAAAGTCCGCTCCACACGAATGTTGACTGCACCAACCGCGTCGTCAAGGGGAATGCGCTCACACGTGAGGACATTGACCTTCGGGTAGACAGAGCGCACAGACCTGAATCCGCTGCCGCGTGCGGGAGCGAGCTTCACGGCGGGAATGCCGCCGCGTTCACGCAAGACAACAGACACGTGCTGTTCTACGCCGATGTCGGGGTTCTGGCCGTCGATAGAGCAACTGATTTCAGGCAGGGACGCAAAGATGATGAGTTCATACAAGGTGAGGTCAAAATCTTCACCCGCGTGGACGGTGCGCCACTGGTCCTGATTCGCGTAGTCGTACAGGTTGTTGAGGCTGAATGCGCTGCTGGTCCCAAAGTCGGGGACTCGGGGTAGGTCTCGGGTTGCGTGGAAGCGGTATCCCACGATGTTGGGTTCTGCGCCGCGTCGCGCGCGCGAGGGGTCCACGAGGAGCGCCTTTACGTACACGCTATCGGAGAGTGCGAACTTTTCCATGTCTTAACTGATGCTTTCTTTCTTACAGGAACGTGGTGTACCTGAATTATCGGATAATGGCAATGTTACCGTGCTGGTCTACTCGGTAGGTGACTTCAATGAGGTCCCCGGACTTATAGCCGTCGTATTGGCCCTTGGGGACGACGTAGTTAATCGTTGGCCGATTGCTGTCTGGGACTGACAGGTGGACGGTGAACATGAGGTTCCCGCCGGTTTCCATGATCGACTTTGATACCACGAGGCCCGTCACGGTCTTAGGTTCAGAGAACTGTAGCGAGTCGGGGTCGATGGTGGCCCGGTCGGTCGGGGATGCGGGCTGTGGGGACGTGCTCACGGTCGGAGTTGCCGCCTGCGTAGTGGGGGCCGCTGTAGTGGTTTCTACCGGCTTAGGAGTAGGAGTCGGGGTAGTTGCGGGGGCTTGTGTCGTAGGGGACGCGCACTCGGTGACAACAACACTCGGAGTCGCGTCTTGTGTTGCCTGATGGTTCTTCACGGCGACAAAACATGTTGCGAGGAGCGCGCACGCTGCGATCACTCCCAAGCTCAAAGCGATAACCTTGCCCGGTTCGTTCGGTTGGGACTGGTCTACTGCTGGGGCGGGTTCTGCCGTGGGCTGTGGGGCCTGCTGCGGTTGGGGTGCCGCACTGGCCTGCGGGGCTTCTTCCGCGTAGTAGCGGGGCCGGTAGGGTTCATCGTCCTCGCCGTATCCGGCGCGCTCCGCGTAACGCCTGCGACGCATAGGGCTTTCGCGGGGAAAGTAGGGTTCGTCCCCGCCAGCGTCGTCGGTATCGTCTGAAAAGCCGGGTTCAGAGAATGTTTCTTCGTCGTCACCGTCGTCAGAGATTCCCGAAACCTTGTTCCAAAAATCGTCGTCCATCAGTGGCTCACTTTCACTCGCGTGGCGGGGGTGGGCTTGGGTGTGAGTCGCCCGTATCTGCGTTGTTTGCGGCTTTCTTCGAGGTATTCTTCCCACGCTTTGTCGCGTAGTTGCGCTCGCGGGTCGGTGCGCGCTTCGGGGGAGAGAACTTCGAGGGCTTCTACGAGTTCTGGGACGCTGCCTTGTTCTTCGGCTGCGATTCCCGGTAGGTCATGTTCGACGAGGCGTGCGACGTATAGTGACGCGGTTTGTTTCTTCAGTTCCTCTGGTGTCATGTGTTTAGTCCTTCCTGTATTCGGTGATCGCCATTTGGGTTTGCAAGAATCGGATGACTTGTGCGCTTGTCGTGTAGTCGTGGTGGGACAGTGCGATAGCGGCGAGGATGGGCAGGGGGATAGGTCGTTCCCCGGTGGACATTGCTTCTATCCATGCGCTGAACGTGTACTCTTCCCTGCGGTAGTGCGCCAAGCTGAGGGCTTCTCGGTCTGTGGCGTTTTCGAGGGTCGCGCACCTGACTCCACTCTCGATGAGTGCGTTGAGTTGGCCTTGGAGAGACTGGGCGACAATTTCACGGCGCTTTACAGACATGAATGCCCACTTCAACAGGTCGCGTTCTAAAGCGAGGACGGGTTCAGCCATGTCCGCCCACGTGAACAACCCGGCGTAGGTTCCTTCCAATACTTGGCCGAGGAGCGCGCTCATGGCTTCGTGGTAGTAGGAGCCGACGGGCGCGGTGGCTCGGGGGACAAACCCGGTTGGGAGTCCGATGAGGCTTCCACTGTTGCGTTCAAGGAAGTAGAACTCGCCGCGTAGGAGCGCTGTTGCTTCACCGTAGGGGCGCGCGTGAACGTCGAGGACGGCTTCTTGGGCCTTGAGGAGCGCCTGAGTGTCCTTCTTATCGTTGTGGGCCACTGCGGGCGTTAAGAGGCGCTTAGAGGCCGTGTCGCTCACCTTGAGGGCCGGGAGCTGGGTGTCAGTAGTTAAGGGACGCATACTGCCTCTCTGTTGCTTCAACGGGCATCGTGTAAACGATGATCCTGTCATCCTCAGACTGAGGGGGAACAGTGACCTGTCGAAACTCGATAGGCAAATCGTCTACCGGCTCAGCGTCACCACTTTCCCCCGTCAAATCGAGGTCTTTAACGGATACTTCTAAATTGCCAAGTTCTAGAGAAATAGGGCCTAAACTCAGGTTTCCCACGAGTCCCATATTGACGAACGGGGGTTCCCCGAACAGGTCAGCCGAGGGGAGCGTGGACGCGCGGGCGGGGAACGCTACGAGTTCGCGTCCCCGCGTGGGGTCAATCTGCCAGTAGCCGCCCGTCGTGTACCAGCAGCCCTCTGGGGTGAGGTTACCGAGTTGGAGGTCACGATTTTGGTAGTAGGCTTCCACCCATTTGGTCCACGACTTACCGGTGAGGTTCATCCATTCGACAGAGGCCCGCGTCACCGGGTGGTCGAGGCCCATGTTGTACTCTCCGTCGAGACTGTTCCACATGTCCCACTTGGGGTGGGCGTTCACCCAGTCTTGGAGAGACTGATTGTCTTTACCGATAGTGTCAAAGAACAAGGCTTGGATGTCTGGAATGTCCCACATGGAGTGGAACACGGGCATTCCTTCCCCGAACGTGCGGTTTTCAGTAACCCAGATCAGGTTCGCGTCGTTTTCCGTATAGCGTTTGAGCCTGCTCTTTTCCCCGGCTTCATCTTCGAGGGTTTCAACGAGGAGTTCACGCCAAAAAGCCGCTTCGCAAATGTAGGTGAGAATGTCTTTGTTTTCCCCGTCTATGGGGAACATTTCGTCGAGTGCTGCTCGCGCGGTGAGTCGGAGGTGGCGGGGGTTAAGTGTTGCGGTGCCGTCGAGCTTCCATGCGCAGACGGGCGCTAGGTCATTGAGTGTTTGGTATAGGGCCGCTTCATCCCACGCATAGGGGAGAGCCTGAACGTAATGGGAGTACAAGCGCGTCAACGCGAGCTTGTAACGCCCGATATACGTCAGGGTGCTGATTGTGCGCTTTTCGCGCACTTGCGGGGTGAGCATTGTGTCCTATGGTTTGCGCTGTTGGTTTGGTTTGGCATGAGTTGAGGCGGGCACTGGCTGGACTTGCTGGTGCCAGTGCCCGCCTCACTTCGTAGCCTACCATAGGCATGAGCATGGTGTATGCGGTTACATCATGTTTTTATCGTCTAAAACACGATGTTATGCGATGCGCACGCATGTACTTCACGCTCATTCTTCGTCATCACCGCGCTTCTTGCGGGCCGCAAGGAGAATCCAACCCGCAACGAGGGTCATCACGCCGAACAAGCCGCCCGCAACGATACCGATGTGGCGACCAGTCCAGTTAAGGGCTTGACGGAACCACGAGGCGTTCACGTACACGTCCTTCACGGTGACCTCGCTGACGTTGCCAGCCTGATCGGTTGCCTTGAAGTGGACGTTATGCGCGGACGCGGCTTGGGGAATGATGAGCGTGTACGTATCGTCCCCGTTCTTGGTTGCCTTCACGTCCTTACCGTCAAGCGTTGCGATGAGTTCCGTTGCGGTCATGTCACGTAAAGTCACTGTGGCAGTGACCTGAGTCTTACGGTATGAGCCGCCGTCAGTGATGCCACTGACTTGAATCTCAGGCTTGATGCTATCGACAACGAACGAGTAGGACAGGCGCGAGAGCTGGTCTTTGCCGCCCTCGGTTTGGGAGAACACCTGAACCGTGTACGCTCCGTCCTCCTTGAATACGCTCTTGTCCACGTGGTAGTGGTACACGTAATCCCCGTTTTCGCCGCCAGTGACGGTGACGGTCACGGCGTTCTTGGGTACCTCAATGGTCTTACCGTTCAAGGTGACGCGGATTTCGAGCTTGTCATCGAGGAGCTTTTCAACGGTGATTTCACTCAAGTCCACGTCGATAGGGGCCTTCACGTACTTGCCTTGGTAGGACGTTCCTTCAACGTCCACGGTGGAGCCGAAACGGTTCAGAATGAACTGGACCTTAGCGGTGTTACTGTTGCCCGCGAGGTCAGACACGGCTGCGTCCATCGTGTAGAGGTCGTCGGACTTGGCTTCATTGGGAATGGCAGACAAGTCGAGGTGGCCGTTGATGACGGGGACCTTGAATGTGGTGCCTTTACGTCCCGTGAGAGTGACCGAGAGGCTACCAAGATCAAGGTTCGTATCCGAGTAGGACAAACGAATCTCAGGGGTCTGGTAGTACGCGGTACCCTGCGTTACGCCTTCAATAGACAGCTCGGGCTTCGTGGTGTCAACGACGAACTCAGGCTCATTCACCGCGTTCGACTCGTTCCCAGCCTGATCGGAGCTTGTCACGCCGAACGTGTTCACGCCTTCGGGGAATGAAACGGTGGCCGTGTGAATGTTGCCTGCGTGCGACCAGCCGGAGACGAGGCCCGTTCCCGTAAAGCGCACGAGCGAGGGGTCGAAGTGGTCCTCAGTGATGGTCACTGTCGCACTACGCGGCTGGTTGTAGTAGCGGCCAGAACGCGCGTCATACGTATTCCACGATACTGCGATAACCGGGGGAACCTTATCGACCGTGAACTGCTCAGAGTGGAAGCCCTGCGCCGCGTGTCCAACGGTGTCGGAAGCGTCCAGCGAGAACTCGTAGTCGCGGTTGTCAGCGAACGTCATAGTGTTGGTCCACATGTCCCCGGTCTGGGTCCATGCGCCAAGCTCACCGGCTTGCCCACTGATCTTGAACAGGTCGGGGCTGAAGTTCGCGTCCAGCACCTTGATCGTCGCGTGGCGGTCGGTGTTGTACATGTTGTTCGCGTTGTTCACGTCGAACGTGACGCTCATTTCGGGGGCGGTAGCGTCGATAGAGAACTGGACTCGCTTCTCAGCGGAGCCGCCAGCGTTATCTTCTACGCGCACCCACGCTTCAGTGTTCTCGTGGTCGCCGTTCACTTCAAGGGGGATAGTGATGCCGGTGACGAGGTTCTTGTCCGTGCGAGTGACGTGTACCTGCGGGTTGGAAACGTGGCCGTCAATGTCTACGGTCGCGTCCCCGAGAGTGTCAGCGCCAATACCCCACGCGATGTGACGCAAACCAGAGTGGCCTGCGCTCGCTTCGAGGTTTGCCTTCACACTGTCGCGGTACAAACCAAGACCGCCGCGAGTGTGAGTAACCGGCTCAGGGAGAGCAATGTTCACGTCGTTAGCGGTGATGGTCGTGTTCCCGTTTTCAGACACGAGACCGTCAGGCTGGGCGACGAGAGACAGGTTGCGCGCCTTGTCGGAGGCCACTGCGGACACGAATCCCTTGAACCCGTCAGGAATGTCGATAGTGGCACCTTCGGCGGCTTCCACAGTGTGAGTCGTGCCGTCCGAGGAGCGGAGCGTGTAGGTGATCTTGTCTACGCCGGAACCGGTTTCAGTGACGTGCGCTGCGACCTTCATTTTTCCGGTGACAAAGAACCCGTAACGAGAATCAGAGCCGCCGATGGTCTTACCGGGCGCATACGTGGGGTCAGTGATCGTGAACCCAGAGACAACGGGAGGAGTGCTGTCGATGGTGACGGTTGCAGTGCTTGTCGAGGTCGCGCCAGCAAGGTTAGTGACATCAAACGTGATCTGGTACGTGCCGTCGGGCAGTCCGGCTGCACGCGCGTAATCCAAAGTGACCTGCTTGACGGGGACAGGCTTGTTTTCTTCCGCACTAGGGTTGCCCTCAGCGAGGGTAATACCGTTAACGGACACCTTGAACTTCTTGATGCCCTTCGCGTCACGCATGGTCGCCGTCTTGGGGGCAAAATCCGTGAGGGACTTCGCATACGGGAGGTAACTGTCACTGTCGAGACTGAACGTGGGGGCGTTCGACGAGTAGATGTGCTTGTGGGGCCATCCGAGAATGTCACCAACGTTGAGGCGCTTTTCGCGTCCTACAGCGTCACGGACAGTGACTTCAACGTTGTCCACGTCACCGTTATGGATGGTGAGCGTGTTCCCACTGATGTCAAGGTTTGCGCCCTGATTCTTCACGCCGCTCGCGTCTTTCAGCGTGTACGGCATGGGGGAACCATCAGTAGGAGTGAACGTCACGCTAATGCCCTTCTTGTTCGTGTACACGCCCCACGGGGTAGGGGTGAACACGTCACTAGAGCTTGTCGTGAGCTTGTAGTCCGACTGTGCGGGCGAGTATGCGAGGTTCGCGCTCCACGAGACAGTGTTTCCCGCACGATCATGGCCGGTGAATGAGAGCACGTGAGCGTGCTTATCTTCCAGCGTGGACTGGGGGACCTTGAACTTGTACTCGGTTGCACTTGCTCGCTCGGGGGTGAGGGCAACGCCGTCGAGAGTGAATGTCATGTACGTGGGCTTGAGGGCACCATCGTCGTGGAACTTGAACTCAAGGTCGCCGGTGAGCTGGTCGGTAATGTACTTCACGCCGTCAATTTCGCGTGCGCCAGCAACCTGCGCGGGGAGGTCGAGAACTGGGTTCACCGCGTCCGGTGGAATGACCTGACCTTGAGGGAAGTCGATAGTGGATTCCTTACCCGCGTTGTCGAACGCGCGGACCTTGTAGGAGCCGGGAGCGGTGATCGACAGGCTGGTGACCTTATCAGTGTTGCCGGACAGGTCTACGGTCTGGACAACGTTCCCGTCTTTCAACAGTTCGGCTCGGGCGAGGCCGGATGAGCCGGGGGTTGCCGCGTCATTGACGCGCACAGTCCACGTGACAGCGGAAGTGGAGAGTTCACAATCATCACTGTTGTTGGCTCCGCAACCACTGGCCGAGACGCTGCTGATGGTGGGGGCAATCGTGTCGTACATGTGGCCGATAGCAGTGCTCAGCGTCCACTTGAGGTTCGCTCGCTTGGGGAGACCGCCAGCGGTCGTCGTGGTGTGTACGGCGATGGCCGCTTCATCAAAGTTCTGGGTGGGCGCGTCAGCGAGGTTCACGGTCACCGTATCACCGTCTACGGGCAGCGGGTTTTCATCACCGTTGAACGTGACCTTGGACAGTGTTTGCCCTGCGGGGAGCGTGAGTTTGACCTTCAGCGTGGGGGCCTGCGCGTATGCGGTGAGCGGAGCCGTGGGAGCGTCAGGGGTCACGTCGGTAATGGTGCCGACCACGCCATTGTCTGATGCCGTGCGCGCCGTTTCCGGCGTGGATGGCGCACTTGCGGGCGCGAGACCGAACGCGGTGGTTGCGGGGAGCGCGGTCGCGGGTAGCGAGGTTGCGACTGTGGCAAAAAGTGCGAGCGCCGCTGTTGTGCGCGTCGAGTACTTCATCATCTCTGGTTTGTCCTTCAGTTTGCGGTCCAACTGGACAGTTCTTCTAGTAGTAATACGCGCTCAAGTGGATTCTCGGGGGTTACGTGAGCGCTTTCGTCAAGGAAGTTCGTGTGTTCTTCTTCGTTTCCTGCGCCTTGGGGGGCTTCGAGGAACGAGGTGGGGAGTTCTTCGTAGTTACTTGGGGTCTCCTCTTGCGCTGGTGTTGGCTTGGGTTCGGGTTGCGGTTCGGGTGTGGCCTGTACCTGCATGGGCTGGGGTGCGACGGGTGGGAGCGTGGGTTCTACCCGTGGAGGCTCTTGCTGGGGGATATTCACGACAGGCGGAGGCGTGATGTCACCTGTCATGGGGGCAAGGTTGCCTGTTGTCAGGTGAGGCATCTGTTCGCCCGCGCTACGTGCCGCGAGCCGCGTGTACGTGTCTGTTGCGCTTTGGGTTTGCACCATGCGCGTAATGTCGCTGACTGCATCACGGTAGGTCGCGCCAGAGATACGTTTACGCATGGCTTTCAGGTCCCAGCGGATACTGAGGAACGCCGCCGTGAACAAGAACGCGAGAGCGAGGAATACGAGGACGAGAGCCGTGATCGTGTAGGTCGTCATTTTTGTTCCCCGTTCTCTTGGAAGAGCGTCGCAATGGTTGCTTTCGTCTTGTCGATCTTCCCCGCGAGTTCTTTAGCGAGTTCTTGGGGGCGACCGGCCTTAAAGCCTTGGTGCTGCGCGAGGTAGGTTTGGGCGCGTTGCACTTGCTTATCCATGTCGTCCTTCGTCACTCCGTCGCTTTTAAGACCATACGGGTTAGACGTGATGGAGTCGAGGACGTAGTTCAAGACCGTGAGCTGAATGACTTCGCTGCTTGAGGACGTGTCGAGGCCCGTGAGGTTATCCCAGTACGTGCGGTACATGCCGGTATCGCCGCCGGTTTGCACGGCTGAGGCGATATCACGGTTGAACGAGGCGAGGTTATACAGGGCGGTTGCCTGCTGCGTGTTGTAGCCACCGTCGATAGCGTCCTTGAACCACGGTGCAGACAAGGTGAGGCCCGACGCGCCGCCGTCCCCCTGATAGAAGAACCAATACGCCTCTCCGATACGGTAAGCGAGTTCCGGGTAGCGCTTGTTCTTCTGAATCTCATTCACGTTATCGCGGACGAGGGGGATGAGAGTGCTTTCGTCTTGCGAGGTGAAAACGCCGTCCCCTTGGATTGCCGCGTCGATAGCGTGGAAATAATTGTCAATGTCGCCGGGCTTAGCTTCAATGGCTTTCGCCCATCCGTCTACGGTTCCAGCTTTCTCGGCGGAAGCAACGAGGGCCGTGTAGGAACTGGATTCCACGCTGTACCCATAGGCGAGGGACGCGCCAGCGCCACCAAAGCACAGTAAGCCAGCCACGGCGAACGCGATGATCGCGCGCACGCGGCTTTTCGCTGCTTTCACGTGCTTTTCGTCGGTCTGCTTGTAGGTCGATAGCGCGGCGACGACTTCCGTCATGGACTGGTAGCGTCGTTCGGGCTGCGTGGCAACGCACCGTGCGATGACGCGCGAGAGCGCGGGGGACACGTTGGGGTTGATGACGCTCGCGTTCACGGGGCCAAGAGGAACACCTTGAGCATCCATCTGCGGGAGACGGCCCGTGAGGAGCACGAACATCGTCATGCCGAACGCATAAATGTCACTACGCGGGTCTAGTGGTGCGCCGGTTGTCCGCTGTTCGGGGGGCGCGTACCCGCGAGTTCCGACCGCTTGGGGGTTCGTGTAGTTGGTGGGGGTGATTTGCTCACTGATACCAAAGTCCAAGAGCTTGATCGCACCGTTGTCGAGCATGACGTTACCGGGTTTGAGATCACGGTAGATGATCGGCTCAGGCAGTGAGTGTAGGTAGATCAAGATGAGAGCGAGCTGCGTCATTTTGGAGACGACGAAATCTTCGGGGAGTTGCCCGCCGGGAGCGTTTTTCGCGACCTTATCGAGGGAGGTTCCCGCAACAAAGTCCATGAGGACGCTGTAAAGTCCGCTGGGGGTTTCGGTGTCGTCTTGCACGTCGATGATGTGGGGGATTCCTGCGTGGGAGAGTCCTTGCATGAGCTGGGTTTCAGCTTTCAGGCTGTCGAGGACTTTCTGGGCTTGGAGGAGTTGCCGTCCACGGTAGGAGCCGTCGGGGGCTGCGACTTCTTTGAGTGCGACGGGTTTTTGGAGTTTCGTGTCGTAGGCGCGGTAGACGCGGCTGAACGTGCCGTCGTGCATGAGCGCGTCGATTTGGTATCGCCCGTGGAGGAACGTTGTGCCAACTTGTCGTGGCGTGGTCATAGGAGTGCTCCGGCTTGGATGAGGATTGCTGTGATGTTGTCGCTTTCCCCGTTCGCGACGGCCCTTCCTGCGAGGGTTTCAAGGCCGGTTTGCGCGTTACCGGGGAGGTAGTTGTTTTCTCGCTCGAACTCATGCCAGAAGCCGTCTGAGCATAGGAGGAAACTGTCGGTAGCGGAGTATTCGCCAACGTAGGTGTCGGGGCGAGCTTTTTCTGCGTTCCGGTGGCCGAGGCCACGGGTGATGCTACTGCGGTATTTCGCGTGAATCTGGGGGGTGATTTCAACGCCGCGTTCACGTAGCTCAGCGAGCTTACTGTGGTCTCGGGTGAGTTGGAGGGCTTGCGCACCGTCTTTCAGCATGTAGGCGCGCGAGTCTCCGACGTGAACGATGGTGTAACGGCCCATGTAAGCACGTAGCACGGTCAGTGTCGTGTTCCCGGCTGCTTCGCGCGCTTTCTGGTGCGCGCGGGCGACAGCTTGGACGAGTTGCCCGTCTGAGACGTTCCCGACTGCTACGAGGTCGAGGAATGTTTGCCCCGCGCCGATGGACGCGAGGCGACCGTTGGGACCTTCACCACCAACACCGTCTGCGACGAGCGCGACTATGCCGGTATGCCCTGCGGCCTCAAACAGTGCTGCCGCGTAACTGTCTTGGTTTTCTCGCCTGCCGTTAACGTTCGTGTAGGTGGAGACAATGTCGGTGATGCTCACAGTTCCTCCATGATCTCGAATGGGATGTCTCCAAGAAGAAGAGAGTGTACGGGGAGACTGGTTTCCACGGGCACGTTGGGGGAGAGCACGTGTGAGCCGAGTTTCGTTTTGTTCGTGGAGCCAAGGTCGGTGATCGTGATGGTTCCGCGCTGGGGGTTGATGTCGAGGCGCGCGTGGTGGCGGCTGATGACTCGCTTCGCGTCACCGTGTCCGACGGGGATTTCACTGGACGTGGGGGAACGTCCGATGATCGCCGGGTGCGTGGGAACCGGGTAGGTTTCCCCGGTGACGAGGTTGCGGAGCACCCACTGTGAAGTGTCTGCTTCTTCGTCGAGGAACCCGGTGAGTTCGTCTGCGTCGCTGTAGGTGACGGGCGCGGGCTGCGGGGGTGGCATGTGGATGGGCATGTCGGTGGGTGCGGGCATCACGGGAACCTGCGGGGTGGGTGCTGTTGCCGGTTCCACCACCGGCTGAGGCATGGGAGGTGCCTGTTCGATGACGGGTTCAGGTACCACGACGGGGGCTTCTTCAACCACGGGCATCATGGGTTGCGGGGGCATGACAGGCTCCGGCTCTACCACAGGCATAGGCTCGGGCTGTGGGGGCATAACAGGTTCCGGCTCGGGTTCCATCACGGGCATAGGAGCGGGCTGCATGGGTTCTTGCGGGGCGGGGCCACCGTAAGCTGCGATGAGGTTCGCCGGAGCGCACGCGGGGAACGTTTGGATGGGCATATCGACAACGAGGTCACTGATGGACGCGGGAGAGGGCGCATCGAGGAGGGGCTTGCGCTTATTGCGCGCAAGATACTTCGTGATGCTGTCCCACTGGGCTGCGATGTCTTTGGAAATGAAGTCCCACAGGTCGAATCCTGTGTTCGCGCCGGGGTTGACGACAACCCACACGTGGCCTTCACTGTTGGCTGCGAAACCTACTGCGTCACGCCAGTTCCCGCCTTCCTTACGGAAAGCGTTCCATGCTGCGACGACACTGTTCAGTGCGTCGGGTGTGGGGCATCCGTTGATGGGGGTGAGGCCAATGTTTCGCGCGTCTTTGGCGAGTACTGCGGTGTTGATGGGAGCGTTCATCGGTGTTAGTCCTTTTCCGTTTGGACGACGGTTAGGAGCTTTTCTGGGTCGATGTCAGCTTCCCTGTAGTACCAATGCCCTCCGGGGGACTGGTATGCGGTGAGTTTTCCTTGTCGAGTCCAGTTTTTAAGTGTCTCTCGACTGATTCCTAGTTTTTCGGCTGCTTCCGCGACGGTGAGCAGGCCCTCAAAAAGTTGTGCCATGCCCACAATGTTAGCAACAGATGGTAGTGTTTTGCGGTTTTTGCAGTTTTAGGCGGCGACGGGTGTTTTCGCGAGGTGTTCGGCAACGAGAATGTTCGCCGCTGCGCCCACACGGCGGGGCGACATAGAGGGGGTAGCGGAGCGTACTTGCTCATAGAACATGTCGAACAGTCGGCTGCGTTCACGCGATTCTGCGTCCTCTTCGGCATCGAGCATAGCTTCTACGGCAGCGTCTTGCCTGCTGCGAGCTTCTTCTGCCTGCTTGCGGGCCGCTTCCTGCTTCTGGGCGGGCGACACGTCGGGGTTGATCTTGTTTTCCATGCGGAAACGGAGGAAAGCGAACATGTTATGCACGTTGGAAGGCATACCCTCGCTGAGGATTGACGCGATTTCTACGTGCATCCACCCGATGTTGAGGCGAGCTTGGACGAGCTGGTACATGTCCTCGATCTGCGTGTCAGTCCATGCTTCTACGTCCACGCCTTGAGGCATACACGAGGCGACGATCTCACGCTTAGAACGCCCATTACGGGCACGGGCCTGCATCGCTGCTTCCGCTTTGAGGACACGTTCACGCTTACGAGCATTCATGCGCTTCTCACGCTTACGGGCACGGGCTTCCTTAATCGCCGCACGCTCTTCACTGGTGGAACGAACGTATGCAACAGCGTCACGAACAGTGGAAGCAACCTGCTCGATGGGGGACTCGATCTCGTCCTCAGAAACCATTGGAAGCACAACGATGTCAGGAGCACCCGGCTTCCAATTGTTAGCGTCTTTGACTGCTGGCCTCGGGGAGCCGTCAAAACGAATACCCGCAAGCCATTGGGCGAGGGTAGGGATGTGAACCGTGATGACATTGGACGTGCGGTGCTTAATACCGTAACGGTCTACAACGTACCGGGGTTGCTGATGGATTAAACCCAAGGTCGAGAGGACGAAAAGCCACCGGGTAATCGTCTTAGTGGAGCATGAAAAGATTTCGGCCAGCGTTTCGTGCTTGTACCAGAGTTGCTGGCTTTCTTCGCCAGCGCACTTAGCGAGGAATACAAGAAATTTACCGACCTGCGGAGCCAGCCCAATACGCTTGGATAGTACGAGCGCGTTCGTGAACTGCTGCGAGCACATAACAAAAATTCCTTTGCATAAGTTAGCTTGTTGTTCGTCTCATAGGCTATAGCCCTCTTCATCGACTGTCAAACAGGGGAAGAATTGTTAAGGCCCGGTTGGGGTGAACCAACCGGGCCTTACGAACAACAAGCCTCTGCAAAGGAGGCAAGAAAATAGTTTCACACCACCGCCATGTTTGCAACCGTTTCTACGCAATTACGGCTAAGAGTTTCCTGCATTCTCCCATAACGTCAGCCGAGAGCGCTCCGCCATATCACCTAGAGCAATGAGGATGAGAAAATTCCCCCCGCCGAAAACACGGCCACATGCTTGCGCGCTTTTTGCGCTTAGGGGGGAGAGGGGGGTTATTAACTTTTATTCTTTACTTATTCATATAGGTATATATATGGGACATCCCTATGGTGGACATTCCTATACTGGACAAAACTGCCCTCTCCCTATACCGGACATTTCGGCGCAAGAAACAGCGCAGGGGACAAAAAAGGACCGCCCGGCACGAAGCCGGACGGTCCTCATCTGCTGTGTAGCTGTAGCAGGAGAAAACACGAAAGTTTTCGTAAGCAATTATATGCAACTACGGGCGCTCGAAGAGCGACAACATTCCTAGCATCTGTGCGGCTTCTTCTTCGCTTATCCCGACTTGTCTGGCAATAGCTTTTACTTCTTCCCTGTCGCCGTTGATGTAGTTTCGGAGAACCTGTTCGCCTTTCGGGGTAAGGACTGGGACTTCTACGCGGTGGATACTTTTACGGAAAGATTCAGGCAGTTCGATAGCGCCTCGTTTTTCGAGGCTGAGAAGCGCTCCGATCACGTCGCTTTCGTTGCTGCCGATTGCTCGCGCGATATCTTCTACGTCATTGAGAACGTAACCGCCCATGTCAGTCGAACTGTCAGTTACATGCGAGTTTTCGACTATAAATGCGAGGACTTGGGTTTCGAGGGGCGTGAGCTGAAGTAACCATGAACTGGGGGAACGTTTAGTGCGGTTTTTGCGTGAAGGACGGACTGGCATTGCGATTCCTTTTCTTGCGGAAGCGGTGTCTTTATTGAATGTTACGTGGCGTGTCAGTGAGGTTTCTAAACACTAACTGCTTATTGCGAGAGGCTTGTGTTGAAACGAGTCAACGAATAGTGTTGCACGTTCCTATAACTGGCAGTATCATGAGTGTATGAGCCGAAACCGAAACCACACTAACCAGCAAATTAAAGCGTGGGTACTTGCCTACTACAAAACCTACGGATGCTGGCCCACCCAACGCGAAACGCGCGTCGCACTCCGATGCTCTATTGATCGCGCAGTCATTGCGATCAAGGAAGCTAAAAACGACCTCGCTAACGGGGCGGAACAAAGGTTCGCTAAAGCCCTTGCCATATACGCTGGGTTCCGTAGCTTAGAGGACGCTTTTACACACATTGACACTTTGACCGAGAAGCCGGTAAGTCGCCAGAGAAAGAACGACCTGCGGGCCTTAGTCACAATCCTCACTGGCACTGCCCCAAGTTACAGCCTCACCAGCGAGGAGCTACGCGACATAATCCATGCCAATACCAAACCAACACCAATAACCAACACTGAAGAGGAGTAAGCCGATGTTCGCAGCCGCTTTCCTCAGTCCATCGCTACCGGTAGTGCTTACTCTCATTACTGTGCCCGCAGTTCTATGGGTGATTGCATTCGCTTCCAAGGTGGCGACCAAGCGCCTAGCTAAAGAAGAAGGAGACCCCTCTGGGGTTGAGATGAGTCTTTATTGGCTCCGCACTCTCACTAGCGGACTAGCGACCGTATTCGCAATACCTTTACTGCCCTACCTTTTTTTCATTGGCGTGTACTGGGTATCCATGAATGACAGTGGTACCGTTTTTCGCGCACTCAAGGCGTTCTGTGTTGTGGTGGGTGTTCTAATACTGCTGCTGGCGGTAGTACTGCTCCCCGTATTGTGGAGGTTGCGAAAAATTGAAAAAGGCGCAACAGAAAGCGATGATCTGGAAAGCAATCGTGAGTATCAGGCACTCAAGGCTTTAGATAACAAACTGGGGCTTTCCCCGGAAGTTTATGCCTGCCTTGCTTACTCAGTTATGCCGATTTTGCTCTTCCTGTTTGCTGTGTTTGTGTTGAAGCTCTAAACCCCTAAAGGACACTAGAAATGACTCGCCGTAAATACACGAACTTGATGATCGTCACCTCGATCAAGCAATTGATCTCTTCTCGCGTCTCACGGCCCGCACCTGAGCTTGTCGCAGAGACAGAACAGTTCCTCGCCTTATGGCGTGACCCGGAAGAAATCGAGCCAGCGGAAGGACTACTGCTCAGCCGCGAAAAACTGTACGCAATCCGCGCGTCCTACAAGCGCAGCGGCTACACGGGGCCACTCATCGGCTTGTTCGACGAACTGGAACGCAACGTTGAAGCCGCTTTCAACGTCAAGCGAGGGAAGAAGGGACTACCAGCATGGGTACTCGGCGCGGCGTAGCCTGTGAACTCCACGATTGGAGTGCTGACAGTGAGTTCACTGAACTACTGAAAGGCCGCTACATCACTGACATTGTTGATGATGAAATCCTCGTCCTCGACAACGGAATGTGGCTTCACGTTGAGACGGAAGATGAAGGCTTTAAGGGCGGGACGTTTATCCAATACCTTAATGTCTGCGGGAGAAACGACGCGCGAATCATGTCCGCACACCTCGTCGATGACTATGGGGAGGACCCGATTTCTCTCATAGAGAGACAGACTTACACATTGTTTGTCATGGTCAATGACATGGAACGTCCCGTCCTCAAAATCGTCCGAGAGGACGCGCCCTACTACCCGCGTGGCTTCACGATCACCGCCTACGTCTCCCAAGACGCTTACATAGATCGCTGGTACCACATGCGCGAACACTCCAACACGTCGAGCAGCCGTTTCAAGTGGCTGAAAAACTAAACCAAACCCAGAAAGGACACCAATCATGGCTCTCACCGTTAAGCGCAACGATATGTGCATCCTTGAGTTCATTAGGACGCTGCCGCTCATTGAACCGCCGGGCACTGAGCCACTGTGGGACGAACAAAAGAAGATGCTTTTGATCGACTCGATCTTGAACAATATCCCCATCGGCACGATCTTCCTCATGCGCCACCCGCGTCAAATCATCGGCCCTGGCGGCTGGGCTTACGAGTACAAGATTCTTGACGGCTACGAACGGCTCACCGCTATCGCAGCATTCAAGAACGAAAACCTCCCACTACCAGACGACTTCCGCTTCTTTGAGAGCGAGTTCGTCCAAGCAGGAGGAATGACACGCAAAGACCTCAAGGAAACCTATCCGATGCTCTCAACACGCTTTGTAAACTACTGCCTCGACATTCAGGTCGTTGAAGCGAGTAGCAAGCTCGAAATCGCCCGCATGTTCGAGCGACTAGACATCCATAGTTTCTGTTACGGACGAGAGTAGACAGGGGGACCGTCGTGAGAGATCGCGGCGGTCCTCTTGGTTTTGTCACTAAAAGATGTTTGCTTACACGCTGCCATACTGCTACAATTTAGGTACGCGGCTAGTGTAAAGAAAGCCGATAAACTCAATCCACGCAAACCACGTAAAGGCAATAAGACCATGAGCGACACCCCCAAGCCCGAGCGTCACATCGAGGTAAAACTCATTAACTCAGGCCGCGTCCTCCGCACTCAAGCACTAGGTGAATACGCCGACAAGATGTTCGATTCTATGATGAGGAGCATTCTTAACCTGTCCATGCTCCACGGCCCAGCGTGCGACCTGGGGGACATCTTTATTCCGGCTCACGCTATCGAGTGGATTGAAATCGTCGAGGACTAAAAAGTAAACGCGGCAAGTAGTTACCGCGAATGCTCCTATAGCTCAACTGGCAGAGCAACGGACTTTTAATCCGTGGGTCCGGGGTTCGAGTCCCCGTGGGGGCACCACAAGCCAAAAGATACAAAACAACAACAGGAAAGCGAAGATCATGGACTACTACACGGCACTCAGGCGCGAAACCGTTAAATCAGCGCGCTTTGACCCGCTTATTTTCTTGTACGCGCACCTCGGGGATGAAGGCGCGTTCGACGGCCACGTTTTCTCTCCTAACCTAAGAGACGTTCCAGTGCTCATGCGTCTAATAAACGATGACCACATTTCCTTGTCCATCACCGAGTGGTACGACGAAATGAGCTGTTTTGATAAGCACACAAGCACGGCACACAGTATGCCAGTCGAACGTGGAGAGCTTCTGTGGGAGTTTGACGGTGACACTTGGGAACGCAGCGACTACATACCGGATGGTGCAGAACGATTCACGGGCGAGATTACGGTCGCCAACGCTCTCAGTGATTGGGAGGACCTTGTATGTAGGCTTGACGCTCGTAAAGGCCCCGAAGAGCACGCTTGGTTCTTCCCCCTCGGGTTGGGAACGGCCTCAAAGCATGACGGACTGATGATGTACGCCACCAACCGGAAGTAACAGCCAAAGCACGGAAAGAGAACCGGACCAATGGACTACCAGACGCTCAAACGCAACATTATCGAAACCGCCCGCCGAGACCCCTTTGGCTTCCTGTATGCGAAGCTCATGAAGAAAGGCGTATATTACGGCCACGCTTCCGCCCCGTCGCTAGACTACGGGCCAACGATCATGCATGTAGTGGACGACGGCGACCATATTTCGCTAACTGTCGCCGTGTGGGGCGAAGGAGAGTGCCTTACTTGCGAGAAAACCACATACAAGGCGCACAGTATGCCAAACGAAAACGGGGCGATTTCATGGGAGTTCGACGACACTACTTGTGATCGTGGCGACGACTACAAATACGACGGGGCAGAACTCTTTATAGACAAGCTCATCATCGTTGAAGCCTTCAACGAATGGGAGGACCTTGTGGGCGACATTGCGGCTCGCGGAAACCCTGAAGAAGATGCTTGGTTCTTCCCTGTCGGAGTAAATGCAGCATGTAAGTACTTAGGGAAGATGATGCACACCAGTGGCCGAGACGAAACGCGGGAAGGACGATGAAATGTACGAGGCCCTTAACGCAACCAGAAAGAGCAGTAAACCATGACACTTGACGCGCTAAACCAAAGAATCAAAGCAGAAATCGAAAACGACCCTGCGGACTGAAACCGGCATTAAACCACGCGGGCATGATGATGTTCGCCAGCAACCAAAACTAACAACGGAAAGGAACACGGAGGCTGGACGATGAACAGTGAAAGCGAAAACATGTACCACATTGAGATTGGAATTATCGGCTCAAGCCGCGTCATTCGCAGTGAGTCAATGGAACAGTACAAAGCAAACATTAAGTATGCCGACATCTGCTATGGCATCTCGTGCAGGCGTGGAATATTTCAGATTTATGAGGATGGGTCTCGCGTTTCTATTCCAGATCACGCCGTCGCGTGGGTGCAAATCGTAAAAGACGAAGAACAAGCAGACTAGCGAGGCGCATCAGTCAATACTGCAAAGGCGCGTGCTAACAACACACCTAACTAATCCATCAGATCAAACCAAAGGAGCACACTGAAATGGGCGCATTACTTTTTACAGTCCTATGGGTTGCGATGGTTCCACTAGGAGTATTTGTTCTCCTTATCGGCATAGCTTCAGTACGTAATGGCGATGGTGATGCTGTACGTAATGGGCTTCTGTTGGACATCGTGTATTTGCTCTTACTGTTGCTACTAAAGATGTACAGCCCGACCGGGTGGTGGGAGGAAAGCGTTGCAGAAGTAAAAACGTTCTTTGCCCAACATGTAGGGTTCCTTGTCGCCCTATATGCGGCAGTGGCTTTATGCATGTTGTATGCCGCTGTTAGAACCTTTGCCGCTCTCATCCTTACAGACGAAGAGAAACTAAAAAACTTTAATCGCCGCTTTGATGCGGCGTGGCTTCTCGTGTCTTTTCTCTTTCTGATAGTGGGAGGCATCGTTCAGATAGTCATGTTGATAGGAAAAGCTCTTTCCTGAGACGAAGAAAGTACTGAAATGGAAGCGTTTGTTGCTCAACATCCAGTTTTTGCCATCGTTTGTGCGTGGGCGGTTTTCCTACTAGGAGTGTTCGCCTTCGTTGATTTCTTTGTCGCAGCCCATCGTACTGACCTAAAGAGGTTGAAACGTGACGTTTATTTGTGGCTCTTTGTATCGGTGCTTGCGGTGCTGTTACTACTAGCACCATGTAACTAATCGCTTTTAAGACAAGCACTCTTCCCTAGTGCGACGGAAAGAAGATACCGAAAATGCGTGAT